TACCAGTTCCACAGCACTCGACCAGACCACCATTCGGATCAGGGGGCTGCGGGCGGAAGTTCACCACAGGGTCTTTAGGATCACCCCAAATCTGCGGATGCCCGCCGGGGCCTTTCAGCCAGTACAGTCCGCCAATGGCAGAGAACTCAGGATGAAGCTCCATCTGGTGAATCAGCTTCACCAGACCATCCGAAGGTGGGATGTTGTCGTGTTCGATGGTCAGCAGGTACTCCCACTGACTGAGATCAGGATGGTTAATAATCTCTTGGATAGAGTTGGAGAACGCCTCGCCTACCTCCATCCCGATAGCCGCCATGCGGTGAGCCGCTTGGTTCGGGGGGAAAACTAGCCCGCAGTGGGATAGGTAGACCTTAGTCGGGATCGTGGCTCCAGCGGGGATCAGCATGACCGTCCGCTGCTTCTTCCAGCTATTACCTTGAACAATTCTGGTAGTAGACGCGGCTAGGTCTTGGTTGTGGTGTCCGCTGTCCAACGAGACTATCTGAGGCTTCATAGACTATTAACCACTATAGTAAACAAGATATGTCTTCGCAGGGAGGGGGTCTGCGGGGTCCACAACAATATAGTACCCTGAACTTATAGAATAGCAAACCAACCAGTCTTTTCCGTCTACGGTAATGATGTACATAGTTAGGCAATATCTGATTGAAAAATGATGATGGGGGGTCGGAACGCGTCCGCGTTGGTCCCTCGTATTTGCGAAAAGGCTATTGAATTCGGAAAAGCTGTTGTGGTTTGGCTGTAAATCCCTGCACCTAAAAATATCTGGTTAGACGCAGCTTGAGAGACGCCAAACAAACCGTTGTAGTTGGAGTTAAGCGCAGACTGCCTACACTGGTTAAAAGTAGCGTTTTGGCCTGCGGAAGACGAGCGTGAAACCACACCCAAGAAATACTCACCCCGCGATAGCGTGGTTGTGTAAGGTATCGTTACTTGCCTTATACCAGAATACAGAGAATAGCTTCCTACCGTACCGCTTAACGTAGCAGCCACAGAGGTAGAAGTACTTCCAAGAAGGGACATAGTGGACCCGTTCTGTGTGTACAACCCTACCAACATAGACACGGTATGAGAGCCGGTCGAGTTAGTGGCATTGCTGATAAGAAGCATTACACCATATTTATCAAACTGAACCGGATTCTCAAGGTCTATATGGTCAAATATCAAAGAACCCTGACCAACAGTGCCCGCTGAATATATAGCGTCGTTATAGTGGTTATAGCCAGTCAGAGTATAGTCGCCACGAACACTCGCCGTCATGGTCGAGCCGTTCAAGCCAAACGAGACACCGTTACTGTTACTGAAGACGACAGTCTGAAGGTTGTTAGAAGTGGTTCCGGCTGAGAAGTTGACCGCGCCACCGCCACCCGGAGCAGCTACGGATATAGCCAAACCATTGGAGTTAAGAGTAATGGAAGCGTTGGTAGCCGAAGTACCCGTGCCCGCTATACCCCCGGAGGCTTGGGTCTGAACAGACTGCGTAGTCAGATAAGCAGGTATGCCGAGGCTTAAGCCTGCGCTGTTGTGAGTTCCTACAATGGCAGTACCAGCAGTCGTAGTGCTAGAGAATCCAGAACCAACGATGTTGCCAGAAGCCTGAGTCTGGACAGACTGCGTTGTCAGGTACGCAGGAATACCTAAGCTCAAACCACTTGTGTTCAGAGTACCGACAAGAGCTGTTCCTGTAGTGCTTGTACTTGTAAAACCTGTACGCGCTATGTTTCCCGAGGCTTGCGTCTGTACGGATTGCGTTGTCAGATAAACTGGTACACCAAGGCTCAACCCAAGGCTATTGTTAGTACCAACAATGTTTACACCAGCCGTAGTTGTACTGGAGAAACCGGAACCAACGATATTTCCTGATGCTTGTGTTTGGACTGACTGAGTAGGAACTGTGTAACTAGCCGTAATCTGGTTGCTGCCGGACATCCCGAACGTGATGCCATTAGAGTTAGCGAAGTTAATTGTGCCGGATGTACCCGTCTGAGTACCCGCAGCGGCAGCGATTCCCCCACCACCACCAGCGGCAGCGACGGATATAGCCAGACCGTTAGAGTTCAACGTGACAGAAGCGTTGGTAGCTGACGTACCCGTGCCTGCGTATCCGCTGGCGTTGATACTTATACCGCTGGTGTTTGCTGTCCATGTGACGTTAGTCGCTGCCGTGTTCAAACCAAGCGCCAGCGCGGAGATACCGATAGTGCTTCCGTTGGAACTGATGCTGATATTGTTACCAGAGGACAAGCTGGACGTAGCAGGGGCAGAGATAGCGATTTGTGAAGCGTTAGTACCAGACAGCGTGATGTTAATACCAGACAGGTTGAGCGTGCTGCCAGACGCAGTGGTATTACCCGAAGTGTTCCCCGACAGGTTGGCGTACATGACCCCACCAGCGGCAGCGGTGAGATAGGCAGGGATAGCCATATTAAGGCCATTGGTCCCCAACGCCGCTGTAATCGCCGTACCCGCCGTGGTGGTAGAGGTGAAGCCTGTACCCGCTATAGCACCAGAGGCTTGGGTCTGAACAGACTGCGTAGTCAGATAAGCAGGTACACCAAGGCTCAAACCTGCGCTGTTGTGAGTTCCTACAATGGCAGTGCCAGCAGTTGTCGTGCTGGTGAAGCCTGCGCCAGCGATATTCCCAGAGGCTTGAGTCTGAACAGACTGAGAAAAGCTAGCCGTAATCTGGCTGCTACCAGACATCCCAAACGTGATGTTGTTGGAGTTGACGAAGTTAACTGTGCCGGATGTCGCTGTTTGAGCGCCTGCCGCTGCGGCAATGCCCCCGCCGCCACCGCCCGTTTGATTGATAGAAATCGTCGCACCGTTTGCGTCGGTGGATTGACTAAGCGATATATTGTTCGTACCAACGAAGACAATCCGCGTACCGGTGATACCAGTGGAACCCGCCGTGTTACCAAGGTTGGATACACCAATAGAATAATTAGCTGCACCGGGAGCAGCGACAGACAGAGAAAGACCGTTGGAGTTAAGTGTGCCGGTGGCGTTAACCCCAGTGAAGCCTGCGCCAGCGATATTCCCGGAAGCTTGAGTCTGAACAGACTGCGTAGTCAGATAAGCAGGTACACCAAGGCTTAGACCTGACGTATTCAGCGTACCTACAATGGCAGTGCCAGCGGTTGTTGTGCTGGTAAAGCCAGTACGGGCTATGTTCCCGGAGGCTTGAGTCTGAACAGACTGCGTAGTCAGATAAGCAGGTACACCAAGGCTTAAGCCTGCGCTGTTTTGAGTTCCTACAATGGCAGTGCCAGCGGTTGTTGTGCTGGTGAAGCCTGAGCCAACGATATTCCCGGAGGCTTGGGTCTGAACAGACTGCGTAGTCAGATAAGCAGGTACACCAAGGCTCAAACCCGCACTGTTTTGAGTTCCTACAATGGCAGTGCCAGCGGTTGTTGTGCTGGTGAAGCCTGAGCCAACGATATTCCCGGAGGCTTGGGTCTGAACAGACTGCGTAGGTACAGTGTAGCTAGCCGTAATCTGGTTACTGCCAGACATCCCGAACGTGATGCCGTTGGAATTGGCAAAAGATACCGTACCAGAAGACACAGACTGTGTACCGGCTGACAAAGCAGCACCGCCGCCACCGCCGCCCGTAGCATACAGAACGATGGTCTGACCCGTACCTGACAGGCTTACGTTACCCGCGCCTTGAAGAACAACATTGGTGCCACTGACCGTGCTATTCCCGAGCGTGTTGCCAGACAGGGTGTAGTACTGATTGTGGGCTGAGTTCCAATCAGACGGACGAACGATATTGGTGTTCGTCCCATCAGGGATGGCGTTTGAAAATACGTGCGATATAGCCATCCGCTATACTCTCAGCCAAGCTGTGGTTATGCCGCCGGACGCAACATACATTGCCGCGCCAACGTCTGTCGTAGTACCGCTTCGGGGGTTTCCCGCGATATCTGTGGTCGGTACGTTAGCGTCCGAAGCAGGGCCGATACCGGTACCGATCAAGCCACTCCCGGCCTTCAAAGTAAAATCAGAATTAGTGTAATCAACAAACTGATCAGCCCATGTCAGGCCCGTAATCGCATTTGTGCCGTCGCCATCGTCGGAAGCGCAATAAGCAATGGTTGTTACGCTAGCAGCAAAATCGTCCGTGTTATCGAAAGACACGCAATTGACGGCTTTAAGAAGCTGCTCAAACCCACCGTTAAAATTTTGCGCGATTGAGTTGTACGCCGTGCGATCAGAGCTGCCTGATGGGCCTGCAAATCCAATGCGAGAATTGGTGCCTGCGGAAGCCAATTTGACTGCGATGCAGTTAGTAATTCTTCCAATCGCAGTTGAGCCTATTCCGAGACGGAAAGCGTACCCCGATGAAGCTCCGCTTGCTACTCCAATGCGACCTATGCATGAGTCAATGGTGTATGTAAACGCCCCGGTAGTGGTATTGAAGCGAACCGCGTATGGGCCGCCTGTGTTCGTACCATCGTTTTGTACTTGAAGGTTTTTTATAGTCACGTTGCCAATGGCATACGTTACATAAAAAGCCTCTAAAATTGATCCTGAGTAGAGAATGCGATATTTAGTATTGTCCCACTTGGCGCTGTTAAGGTTCCCTTGAACCGTAATAGACGCAGCAAGCATACTTGGCGAAATGAGACATCTTGATGTATCTGCCGAGACACCTTGGCAAAATATCGTAATGTCGTCGGTCTCTGCCCGCACCGTGGCATTACCAACCGCAGTGGCAAGGCTGATAAAACGATCAGCGTTTGCAGGCCACGCGCTGGAAGTGTGTACCGGCGTACCGGGCGTTAAACTGCCGTTGTCGGTATCAACAAAAACATATTTCACAGGTTACCCCCGTACTACTCGGAGGATCGCCGTAGTAGAGGTCGCTGCGGGGAACTGCACAGTGAACGTGTTCGTCGCCGTTTTGTCTGCGCCGAAGTCCAGCACGGCGACTGCCTGATTGCTCTGCGCCGTGTTGTAGATGAGACCACCGCGAGCGGTGAAAGACGCGGGCGACCAGACAGCGTTGTTGAACGAAATGTACGTCACTCCGTCCACCGTAGTCGGTCCCACCGCCACAGTAAGAGCCACGCCGCCTGCCGTGTAACCACCACCAGATACTTCATCAGTGGTTGTGTAAACAGTTGTAGAACTGTTCAACGTGGCTGAACTTGTATATAGCGCCAGATAAAACGTCCCGGTCAGAGCTTGGGCTTGAAACGCATCTGTGGTTGTCTGGGTTAGCGCCATGTCAGTTCACCGGTTGCCGGAACTGTCCAGACCGGTAAGCATCCTGACGCTCCATACCATCTCCAAGGCGTTTCGCCATAGTGAGAGCTTCTTTGTACTTCCCGTCATAGAGTTGCAGGAGGTCAGGCTCACCCTTCAGGTAGGTATACGCCTCAACAAGAGAGCCATACAGGAGAACAGGATCAAAGTTGTCACCCAGCCATGTCTGTCCAGAAGCCGCAGTGGTAATCGATTCTGGGTAGAAGAAGTAGTGAAGCTCCATCGTGTAGCCTGACCCCGGAGTCGGGCCAAGGATAAACGACAGTTCTGTCGGCGCAGCCGACTGTGGCCCAAACAACGCGTAGTACCGGGGAAGTCCCGTGGTCGCGGCGGACGTATAGGCTTCACGTATGAAGTTAACGTCCTTGTTCAGAAGATACGAATACACCCCGGTGCCATCGATCACCGCGAGGGAGTACACCGCAAGGAAGTCGTCTGGGCAGCTAAGGTAGGCGTTACCGGAGGTGACCGTGCCCGTCACGTTTTTCCGAAGCGACGGAAACTGCACCGAATTGAAGATGCGAGTTTCCGCCTGACGAATGAACGTCGGGATTTGCGCTGCAAACGTCGCGTCAGGATTCTCGACGTACCCAGCAATTGCGGCTTGCAGTTGGGCGTAGTTCATATCGACTCACGCCATAGGTCCGCGAGCCGTAACCCCTTTAGTGGCTGCACCGTTACCGCGAGTCTTGACCCCGGTGGTCTTCACGCCTTTCTGGGGATACCCGTTTTGGCCCAACGGATTCTTGTTGGGCTTGGGCTGGTTGTATGTAGTGGTAGCCATATCAACCTCCCCGGCGACTGCCGGTCTTCTTCTGGTTAGCTACTTTGGCGAGGCCACGGCCCATCTTGAGCATCTGCATATTGGTCTTGCCACCAGCAGCATAGCCCTTGCTCATTTTGCCGCCACACGCTTCACCTTTCATGGTTCTCTCCTATGTCACAGCTACAGTAACTGACCCTACATAGAGGGTCAGACGAAGGCTATTGGGGGTAAGAAGCTGATCCGGGTTTGTACTGCCACCCACAGGATTCCAGCCCCACTCAATGACCCTGCTGCCTTCTCCCAAGTTTCCATTAGCAAGTGTACCAGAGACTTGGTAGGTTGTATCTCGGCGGGGATTACGCAGGGCTTGTGGATCATTGACCGGGTACATACCCAGTTGAAGCTGGGGATGGTCGGGTTCCCAGCACGTTGGACAGACCAGAATGTTGACGTTCTTGGTCTTGATAGTCAGGGTTCTGAGTTGCTTCAGCTTGTAACGAAACCCGCAGCGGTCGCACTGCGCTATCGCCTTTTTGCCTATGGCAAATTGGTTTGCCACGGTTTAGTTGCCGAACATATAGCGCGGCACGAACCGCACAGGGGCCTTCTCACGATCTTCTTCGGCAGCGTTAGCCCACGCCTCGTCGTACTGGGCTTTCAGGACTTCCATCCGTACCATAGCGTCAGGTATTTTCATGGACAGATAGTAAGCCAGACCACAGACAAGCGCGGGAAGGAACCTAAACGGTACGTCCATCGTGTTAGTACCAGACCCGGCGTCTTGAACGCGCCGCAGTCGCCAGTACACAAACGTATACGTCTGCGAAGAGTCCGGTGTGGGCCACACCGTAATCTGAGGGGATTCAAGCCGCTTGACCCACACTTGGATGGGTCGCCCGGTAGCAGTCTTCGTCGGGATGCTGGCGTAGGTAGACGAACTGATACGTGAGATTGTTATATCAGCTTGCGTCGTGCCGCTGCCCGTGCGGATAACGTGATCCAGAAGATCAACCGTATCTACCGGCAAGGAGTAGGTAGCCGTGCCCGGTGTGAGAGCTACAGTGCCCTGCTCCAACGTCCACAGGTTTATGCCCCGGTTAGCCCAATCCTGAAACAGCAGGTTCAGAGACCGGCGTGCGGTACGAAAATCATAACCAGACCGCAACTCCGCACCACAACGCTCAAACGCCTCTTCGATTATCTCGGAGAGGTCAAGATTAAATGTAGCGGTGCCAGAGGTAGTCATGGCTTATATCGTCGTAGGGTTCGGCGCAGTGGAGGACTGCGTGGGAGCGGCTTGTGTCGGGGAACCCTGCAAGAACGATTTGTAGTTAGTGGGACTGCCCATCGAACGCTGCTGCATCATCCCCATATAACCGCCCATCGGACGTTGCTGCATCATCCCCATATAACCGCCCATCGGACGTTGCTGCATCATGCCCATGTAGCCGTCCATACCACCCATACCACCCATGCCGCCATATCCCTGCGGCGCACCGTAGCCGTACCCTTGGGGCGGGCCGTAGCCGCCCATACCACCGTAGCCCTGTGTCATACCGTAGCCGCCGTAGCCGCCACCGTAGCTCTGCGGGCTGGGGGAGCCGTAACCACCGTAGCCGCCGTAACCACCACCGTAGCTCTGTGGGCTAGGAGAACCATAACCGCCATAGCCGCCGTAGCCCCCGCTGTAGCCACCACCGTAGCTCTGCGGGCTGGCGTAACCGAAGCCACCATAACCGCCGCCAAAGCTCTGCGGGCTGGCGTAACCACCACCGTAGCCACCCATACCACCCATACCGCCGTAACCCTGTGGGCTGGCATAAGCCATCTGGGGCTGCTGCATCATCCCCATGTAACCGCCGCCATAGTAGTTTTCGCCCATGTCTTCTATCCTTTTTTACGAGGGCGACACACGCCGCCTTTCGCGTAAACATCTATTACCTGAGGAGAATCCTTCCGACTCAAACGGGTCTTACGCGGTTTTTTCTCAGGAGCGATAGCCCCCATACCCCGCGACGGACGCATTAGCAGATTCTGCCTTTCGTCTTGCCCTTACGAGCCACGCCGTCAGCCTTGACCTTACCGCCTTTGGCGTAGCCCATCTCTTTGTGCTCCTTCTTCTCGTACTCCCGCAGCTTCTTGGGGGCACCTTTCAGAGCACGCTCTTCTTGCTTCGCAATCTCAGGAGTATCTTTCTCCTTGCCAGCAGCCTCGCGCTTCTCGTGGGCGGCAAGTTTGGTCTTGCCTTTCTTCTTGAAGAACGCAGCCATCTTGCCAGACATCTTGCCCATTAGATGATCCTTCCACGAGTTTTGCCTTTCTTAGCACAGCCATCGGCTTTTACGTGACCGCCTTTGGCATAACCTTTTTCACGCAGTCGCTTAAAGACCGCGTTATCGCTGTTCTCGCCAAAATCAGCCATGAAGGATTTCATTTCGGAAGGGCCACGCGGCTTCGGTGCAGCGGCTTTCGGAGCAGCGGCTTTCGGAGCAGCGGCTTTCGGAGCAGCGGGTTTAGGTTTAGGCGCAGCGGAGGCCGAAGAACGCTCTTTGTCTTGGAACTTCTTAAGTGCGTTAGCAGAAACCTGACTCATGTAGTCCGGCTTGCCAGCGTCACGCTTGGCTTCCCCGCGATTACGCGCAGCTTTAGGCTTAGCACTGGAAGGCTGCTCAGCAAGACTTTCGCGTTGTTTTTTGCGCGAACCTTCGGTACCGAAAGTACCAGACAACGTCACCCGCTTGTCTCGACTAGCAGACGAGCCAAAGCGCTTCTTCAGAAATTCACCAATACCGATATCAGCCATTGTCATTTCCTCTACGTTTATCTGCGGCTACGAACTTTTTCGCAACCTTGGGTGGAACGCCGACTTTCTTTGCAAAAGCGGGGTTGTGCGCGGCGGCTCGCATCAACTTAGCTTGTTTCGGCGTCTTGCTGGGCATTACCGGAACTTGCCCTTGGTCTTGCCCTTGG